TGCGAGGCTTTATGACAATTCCGCTGAGAGGTGGCGGCGTTCGGGGTTAGGGCGAGGGGGCAAAAAAGGCCGCGTCAGCCCGTCCGACACCCACTTATCTAAGGGCTGTTCATTCCCTAGTCAACCCTTATCTTCCCTTATATTCCTCTACCATTGCACTAAACCCAATAAAACAAGGGATATCGTGACAAAAAAAAGTTTAGGGTGTAGACTGTGGATTAGTTCAATTGCACTTTTCTGGTGCATTCACAGTACCTGTTTCTGGGGGATCGCTTGGCCTCAGATCGGGTGCCAAATCAGGGGTGATTCGCAGGGGGCAAGGATGCAAGCTACAGACGTTCAGTATTATGTTAAATTCCAAAACCCGAATGTGAAAAACCACGAAAGCCAAGCGCAGCGTCGAGGGCAATATGTCAGGTAATAAGAATACAGGTAAACCAAACCTCAAGGTCATCAGTACTGGGGGTAAGAGTAACAAGAGTACAGGCACCAGAAAGAAGAGTGCCACCAACACCAGAGGTCTTACAGACAAACAGGAAGCATTCGCTCAGGCCATCTTTGAGGGGTCTAACTTTAGTGATGCGTATCGTCAGGCATATGATGCCTCAAACATGAGTAATGCATGCATTCACACAGAGGCTTGCCTGTTAGTCCAGAACCCAAAGGTGTCCCAAAGATTAGAGCAGTTAAATCTTGATAGAGAACAGCAGCGGCGCATGCAGAGCCTCTCTCGAGGTGATTTCGTTTTGAAACAGCTAACAGATGAAGCACTGAACACAGAGAACTCTGATGGTGCGAGGGTCAGGGCGTTGGAACTACTGGGCAAGAGCGTTGCACTGTTCACTGACAAGGTGGAAACAGAGGACAAGACAGAGCGTGACGCTGATGCGATCAAGCGTGAGCTACAGGCCAAGCTCGACAGGCTGCTAGGTTAAAAGTTCAATTGCACTTCTGCACTGGGTGTATCGGTCTGGGGTCACCCGCGTTGAATTCAGACGGAACGCGACCCCCACCTACCCCCACCCCCCCTGTACGGCGCACGTACCCACGCGCTCGTATACATGATGTTCCACACAAACAATACTATACCGCTAGGAATCCTATACCCCCCCCCTATAAAAAGTTCAAAGATTTAAAAAACAAGCTCTAAAAACACGGGATATTTATGGGCCTACTGGTTTATGCTCGCTATATCGTCTACAGACGTAGGCCACTAGCGAACTTTCTTAGCGAGCTGTTTTAGATATTGTTCAGCTATACGAGGATGACTGCAGATAATGGCTACAGTGCCGTCAGGAAGAGTGCCGACCCACTTACCGTGTTCGTTCTGACTCAAGGTATACGCAGGAGACTGCGGTGTTTTTGTTTTTCTTGAGGATTTGGGCGTTGTTTCTTTGGACATTGCAGGCTGCTTCACTGCTATAGGTGCCAATGTGGTAGTATTCCAACTCTCCGTTGAGGATATGAAGCCATAAAAGTACCCACATTACCACTTACCTAACCACACACCCAGATAATAGATTCCAAGTGCCACAACAATAGCTGCCATACCTATACCTGCTGCGGTTGCTAGAGCTTCCATGCGTTCTTCTCTAGCTTTTTCTGCTGCTTTCTTAGCTGCCTGCCGTTGTTTACGTGCTTCGGCTTGCCATTGCTGCCACCTGTCCCAAGTTCCCGGTGGTGCATAGAGCCTGCAGTAGGATTCTAGCTCTTGTCTTTTGGCTCTTAGGTCTTCAAGTGCCTGAAACTCTTCCCAATCTCCTTGTTCTCCACCTGCTATTGCAGTGAACGGGCTGTTCTTCTTTTTGTTGATGGCATCTTTTACATCTTCTTCGGCACCAAGGAACTTACCCACAGCTCCTATGAGTCCAGCGGTCTCCCTTCCGTTGGACAATGCCGTGCGAATCACGGAATATGCAGCGTTAGCAGCAGCAATAGATTCTAAGATAGCCATCCTATCTTTCTATGAGTCTATCCAGCTTTCCTTCTAGTCGATCTAGTCGATCAATAACGCGATCCATATCAGATTGCTGGCGGGTTACGGAGACATACTCTTTGGCAATTTCCTCACGAGTACGGTTCAAAAGGACGGTAACACGTTTTAACTCGTCATGCTGAGTCTTACACCACCACCCACCAACTGTGATGATAAGTCCCATAGCGATATCGATATACATTTCCATGTGCAGTCCTCTCTGTGCCAAGGTATCATAAATCAGCGATTTAGTTCAATAGAACTTTCTGTCACTGCTACGCTCCTATATCGGTAGACGTTACGGTAGACGATATATCTATATCGGTAGTCTACCGATATGTATTATATTATATATATATATATATTATATACGCGCGCGCGTAAGACTGATATCATCGGCATGGGATAGAGACTCTCCCTGATCTATCTCAGGCAGGCAGGCATTCCCCACCAAAACTTGTCTGTCTGCCGTTACTAGAGGAGAAAGCATGCAGAAACTTGCTGCTATGAAGGATAAGATATCCCAGCTCCCTGTGGATCAACAGGCAGAGCTGTTAGACCTATTGTCTGAGCTTGAAGATGCTGAGAACAAGAAGAACGCTAAGGATGACTTCCTGAGCTTTACCAAACTCATGTGGCCTAGTTTTATTTCTGGCAGGCACCACAAAGACATGGCGAATGCTTTCGAACGTGTGGCACGAGGTGAGTTGAAGCGATTGATCATCAACATGCCACCCCGACACACCAAGTCTGAGTTTGCATCGTTTATGCTGCCTGCATGGTTCTTGGGAAAGTATCCTAATAAGAAAGTTATTCAGACGGCACACACTGCAGAACTGGCGGTGGGCTTTGGTCGTAAGGTGAGAAACCTGATTCAATCTGAGGACTTTGCCAAGGTCTTCCCCGGAATCACTCTGTCTTCTGACTCAAAAGCTGCTGGACGCTGGAATACGAACAAGCGTGGGGATTACTTTGCGATTGGTGTTGGCGGTGCCGTGACTGGTAAGGGTGCTGATCTGCTAATCATCGATGACCCTCATTCAGAACAGGATGCACAACAGGGCCAGTTTAATCCTGAAGTCTACGATAGGGTGTATGAATGGTATACATCTGGCCCTCGTCAGCGTTTGCAGCCCGGTGGTGCCATCATTGTTGTGATGACCAGATGGTCTAAGCGTGACCTGACTGGGCAGATTGTAAGCTCTATGACTGGCAGGGAAGGCGTTGATGACTGGGAAGTGATTGAGTTCCCTGCAATCCTGCCGTCTGGGAATCCATTGTGGCCTGAGTTCTGGTCTCAGAAAGAACTTGAAGCCTTAAAAGCTGAACTGCCTGTGTCCAAATGGTCAGCTCAGTACCAGCAAAACCCCACATCCGAAGAGGGTGCGCTGATAAAACGTGAGTGGTGGAGAGAATGGGAACACCATAGACCGCCTGAATGCGAAGCAATCATTCAATCTTGGGACACGGCATTCCTAAAAACACAGAGGTCTGACTACAGTGCCTGTACTACGTGGGGTGTATTCTACCACGAGGGACAGCCAAACATCATCATGCTTGATGCCTACAAGGAGAAACTAGAGTTTCCTGAACTGAAACGTGCGGCATACGACAAGTACATGGAGTTTGAGCCAGACCAGATGATTGTTGAGAAGAAAGCCTCTGGTGCGCCACTGATCTTTGAGCTTCGATCTATGGGGATTCCAGTAACAGAGTTTACTCCATCACGGGGTCAGGATAAGATTGCAAGAGTAAATGCAGTAACAGACCTGTTCGCCAGCGGTTCAATATGGTATCCTCCAACAAGATGGGCCGAAGAAGTGATTGAGGAATGCGCGTCCTTTCCCTCTGGGGATCATGACGATTTAGTGGACTCGACCACACAAGCTCTGCTAAGGTTCAGGCAAGGCGGCTGGGTGAGGGCCAAAATGGATGACTGGGATGACGAGCCAAAATACCGCAGACCAGTTGAGTATTACTAGGAGCTGAATATGGCTATCGAAAAGCAGATGGAGCCTTCTGATCTAGAGATCGAAGACACAGACGCACAAGAGATTGAAGTTGAGATTGTAAACCCTGATGCGGTTTCGATTGAGACAGAAGACGGCGGAGTGATTGTTGATTTCGAGGGGAGCTTCACTGAAGAACTGATGGGGCCGGAGCATGATGCTAACCTAGCAGAGTTTATCGATGAGTCAGTCCTACAGTCTATGGCATCAGAACTTGTAGAAGACTTTGAGTCTGACCGTGAGTCTCGCCGCGATTGGGCGAGAGCCTACGTCAAAGGTCTTGACCTTCTGGGTATGAAGATCGAAGAGCGCAGCCAACCGTGGCAAGGTGCTTCTGGCGTATTCCACCCAGTCCTAACCGAAGCAGTTGTCCGCTTCCAAGCGCAGGCAATGGGAGAGTTATTCCCTGCATCTGGCCCTGTTCGCACCAAGATCATGGGCAAACTAACGCCTGAAAAGACAGATCAGGCAGACAGAATCCAGACAGAGATGAACTATCTTCTGACTGAGGAGATGACAGAATACCGCGATGAGACTGAGCAGATGTTGTTCAAGCTACCTCTTGCGGGTTCAGCGTTTAAGAAAGTTTACTATGATCCGCTAGAGGATCGCCCTGTGGCTATGTTTGTCCCAGCGGAAGACTTCGTTGCGTCCTACGGTGCATCAGACCTTGCGTCTTGCCCACGGTACACGCACACAATGAAGAAGACCTCTAACGAGATACTAGAGCTGCAGGTTGCAGGGTTCTACCGTGACGTAGACTTGCCTGACCCAGAACCAGATTTCTCAGACATCCAAGAAAAATATGACGAGCTTGATGGGGAGCATGCAGTCATAGAAGATGATGATCGTCACACAATCCTTGAGATGCATGTTACCATGAACATGCCAGAAGAGTTTGACGATCCTGATGGTATCGCACGTCCTTACGTCATCACTATCGACAAGACTTCCCGTGAGATTTTAGCAATCAGACGGAACTGGTATGAAGATGACAGAAAGAAAAAGAAGCGACTCCACTTCGTTCATTACAAATATTTGCCGGGACTTGGCTTCTATGGAACGGGACTTATCCACCTTATCGGTGGACTGGCTAAGTCTGCGACTTCAATACTGCGTCAGCTCATTGATGCTGGTACATTATCTAATTTGCCAGCAGGTCTTAAAGCTCGTGGTCTCCGCATCAAGGGTGATGACACGCCTCTTAT